AAAAGCAATATCTGATAGATCAGGTTTAGAGTTTCCATATGTAGAAATGGTAAAAGAATGGAATGGTATGTTTGTTCATACATCAGAGTATGAAGAGAAACAACCTCAACTAAGTCCAAAACCAAAAGGATCTGACCCACAAGGATTATTAAATGCAAGACCAGCTAGAACAGAAACAGCTGTGCCAAGACTATTACCTTTAAATGCATTTACAACAACTAACGCATCTCAAATAATTAAAGTAAACGAGCCTAATCATGGTAGATCTACAAGTGATAGAGTTAGATTTAGAGATGCACAAAGTGTTGCAAATATAACACCAGCTATTATAAATTTAGCTATTGGTTATGTAATTACAAAAACTGATGATAATAATTATACATTTGATTCAGGTAATGCTGCAAATAAAACAGTTTCAGGAGGCGGAGGTTCTGCATTTGCAGGCCCAGTAACGGTAGTTAAATAATGGCATACACACTTACAAACTTACAAGATGATATTAGAAACTACACAGAAGTAGATACTTCTGTGTTATCAACTTCTGTAATAAATACAATTATTAGAAATGCAGAGAATAAAATTTACAGAGCTGTAGATTCTGATGCTGATAGATTTTATGCAACATCAACTACAACAAGTGGAAATAGGTTTGTAACCATACCATCAGATCTTAGAATTATAAGATATGTTCAAGTTAAAGATTCTACGGATGGTAATAAACAAAAATTTTTAGATCAAAGAGATACAAGTTTTATGGCAGAATACTATAATACACCAGGCACAGCTTCAGGTGTTCCTAAGTATTATGCTAACTGGGATGCTAATTTTTGGGTTGTGGCCCCTACACCAAATGCATCTTATGAGATAACCTTGGCTTATATTAAGTCACCAACTAGCCTTACAGACTCTTCTGTAAGTGGTAGTGGCACTTATTTATCTAATAAATATCAAGATTTACTTTTATACGGTTCTCTTGTAGAAGCGTATGGATACTTGAAAGGTCCTGCAGATATGATACAATACTACACGCAGGCTTATCAAAGAGCTATTGAAACGTACGCGATCGAACAACAAGGTCGTAGACGCAGAGGCGAATATGAAGATGGTGTTATTCGTACTCCACTCAAATCAGTTAACCCATCACAATAGGAGATAAAATATGGCAAATATAGTACCTGACTCGTTTAAAACTGGATTGTTCAAAGGAACATTCAACTTCGATACTTCTGGTAACGGAGGAAACAATTTTAAACTTGCTTTGTACACTAGTATCTCTTCATACAGTACGTCATCAACAGCTTATTTAGCTGGAACAAGTAATGGTGAAGTTAGTTCTTCAGGAACAAACTATACAGCTGGTGGAAATGCTCTAACTAATTCTGGTGTAAGCGTTTCATCTAACATAGCTTTTATAGATTTTTCTGATCTAACTTTTTCATCTGTAACGTTGACTGCTGCAGGAGCTGCTATTTACAAAACAACTGGCGGAGGAAACGAGCTAGTAATGGTGTTGGATTTTGGAGGAAACAAAACTGCAACTAACGGAGACTTTGTTGTTCAGTTCCCTACAAATGATTCATCAAACGCGATATTAAGAATCGGTAACGCGTAATAGTAAAGGATTAAAGAATGGCTTTTGTACTTAACGATAGAGTTAAACAGACTAGTACTACGACTGGTACAGGTACATTTAGTTTAACAGGAACTGAAACAGGTTTCGAAACTTTTGTAACTGGAATCGGCGATACTAATAGTACGTTCTATGCTATAGCTAACGATGGAACTTCTGAATTTGAAGTCGGTATTGGTACAGTGACTGATGCAGGCACTGATACACTTTCTAGAGATACCGTTATCTCCTCTTCTAACTCAGATAACAAAGTTGATTTTAGTGCTGGAACAAAAACTGTTTTCTGTACATACCCTGCAAAAAGAGCACCATCTGCAGCTATGACAGCATCTACATATGTTAATACACATTCAGCAACAATATCTGATACACAAACAATGGAGTCTGGAGTTTTAGCAGGACCAGTAACAGTTTCAGGTAATGTTACAGTAACAGGGACGTTGGTAATTATATAATGAGTCAAATAGAAGTAGATAAAATAATACCTCAATCTGGAACAGCATTACAAGCTGGTGAGAATGGTGATACGATTACAGTACCAGCAGGTGCTACTTTAAATTTAACAAACGCTACAGTTACATATCCAGATGGTTCTGTACAAAACGTAGACCTTGCAAACTCTTCTATTACAATAAACGGATCAGCTGTATCTTTAGGTGGATCTGTTACCATTGGTGAAACAAAACCAACTATAGGAAGTATTAGTCCAAGTGTAATTGAAAACACACAAACAGCTGTAACTATAACAGGAACAAATTTTGTATCTGTTCCTACAGTTGAAGCGATTAGTTCTACAGGTGCAATTACAAGAGCAGACACAGTTTCTTTTACAAGTTCGACAACGATTGTTGCTAACTTTACTTTACCAGTTGATGGCACTTATTTTATTAGAGTTGAGAATAATGATGGTAATGCGGTAAGATCATCCTCTGCATTATTAACAGTTTCAGATGCTCCAGCATGGACTACAGCTGCTGGATCTTTAGGATCAAACGCTGCAGGATCTTCAGTTTCATATACAGTAGCTGCAACTAATGCCACTAGCTTTGCAGTACAATCAGGATCATTGCCTGGAGGAACATCTTTAAATACTTCTTCAGGTGTGATATCAGGTACAGAGAGTGGTGCAACTTCAGAGACTACATATAGTTTCACTATTCGAGCAACTGACGCTCAGGGTCAAACAGCTGACAGAGCTTTCAGTATAACAATAACAGTAGGAATTAATAACTCAGGACAGTTTAACTAATGGCATCAACTAGACTTTCAAAAACATTTAGCGGTAATGGTGATAGACAAAAATTCACATTTTCTGCTTGGATTAAAAGAACAACAACTTCACAATCGTTTTTATGGACATCAGGTTCTTATTCTAGTTCATCAATGACGCAATGGCTTTTTGACAACGATGGTACTCTTGGTTTGTATGATTATAACTCTAGTGGTTCAGTTTTATCTAATGTAGTAACTAATAGAAAATTTAGAGACACGAGTGCTTGGTATCATATTGTAATTAGAGTAGACACAACACAAAGTACAGCAGCCGATAGAATTAGAATTTATGTAAATGGTGTTCAAGAAACTTCATTTAGTGCAACAAACTATCCTGGTCAAAATGATAATTATATATATAGCGAAAGTATTACAGCTCAATATATTGGACAAAGAGCAGATCAAGGTAATACTTCTTCATTTGAAGGGCTAATGACTCACATACATTGGACAGATGGTTACTCTTATGACGCATCATCATTTGGCGAAACAGATTCTACATCAGGAATATGGAAACCAAAAACTGCACCATCAGTTACTTATGGAACTAATGGTTATTTTTTAAAAATGGAAAATAGTGCTGCTATGGGTACAGACAGTTCAGGTAACTCAAACACATTTGCTACATCAGGAACACTATCTCAAAATGCAGATACACCATCAAATAACTTTTCAACATTAAATCCTTTAGACAATCCTTTTCCTGCACAAATACCAACTTACTCAAATGGAGCTTTAACAGGTGCAGGAACAGAAACTGGCTTCTTAGCAGGTGCATCATCTTTAGCTGTAAGTTCAGGAAAGTGGTATGCTGAATTTAAACTTACTGCTGGAACTTCCTCTTTTCAAGCAATGGGAGTTATAACAACACCTGTTAATAATTTAGGAAGTGGAGCGCCACATGATAGCACAAAATTTTATGGTGTAAGAGGACAAGGTTCAAAATATCAACCGGGTGGTTCAGGAACTTCTGGTTGGGCAGGTTCTTGGACAACAAACGATATTATTAGTTTAGCTTTAGACATGGATAACAATAGACTTTATGTTGCTAAAAACGGACAATATGCAGATGGTTCAGGTAATTATGATGAAGCATTTACAGGAAGTCCAGCGTTTATAACTGTAGCAAGTGATGAAACATATCACTTTATGGGTGGAAGTATAAGCACGGGTTCAGGTGTTTCTTTGACTATGCAAGCTAATTTTGGTTCAGGATTTTTTGGCAC